GCATCGACTTGCCACTGCTCGATGGGGGCGCCGCGCACGAGGCGCTGGCCCTTGCCATGCCATACCGGGGTGCCGACGACAGCGGCGAATTCATCCTTGCCGTTTGTGCGAGTGATGGAGTCGGACATGATGTTCTCCTTGAACATGGGGCGAAGTTGCCCACACAGTGTACTCCAGGGGAATGCACTGTAGGGGTTGGTTCGCTAGCTGATGATGGTGGTCATCTGCTCGAGCTTGAGCCGGATCTCTTCCTGCTGGATTGCTTCATCGACCTGCCGGATGTGGATCCAGCGCTCGCCGATATAGAGGGCCTCGCTCATGCTGTGCGCGATGAACACGCCCGCGAAGGTGTTGTCCGTGAAGACATCCACCACGTGGCGTTGGTAGCAGTTGCCCGAGCCGTCCAATAGCGGGGTCGGGTCCACCATCACGGTGAAATGCAGCTGTGCTTGCATGTGAGTCTCCTTGAAGGGCTAGGTTGCCCACAGAGATCACGCCTGTCACGCATGAGCTCTAGGGGTTGGCTAGAAGGCTGAGGCGCGCGACCCGTGGGCGATGATCACGGGACTTGCCTTGTGGGGCTCGCCACCATCGCACGCGCCACAGGTTGCGCAGGTTTTGCGATGGTTGGCCTCATGGCTAGCGGGGCAGATGAATTCGCGCTGGAACACGGGCTCATCGGCGCGACGGATGCGGAAGTAGCGCAGTCCCTGGGTGCGCGCTGCCGTGGCCTCGTGCGGGTTGTCCACCGAGGCCATGCAGAGGTCCATCACGCCACGCCATTGACGCGCCGGGATGCAGGGGTTGTCCCACTGGTGCGAGTAGCCTGTGCGGCCGCTCGCCAGTGCGGTCAGGTCGCGCCAAGCTTGGTAAGGCGCCGCCATGGGATCCCCGTAGGTGCCCAGGCGCACCATGCGGCCGGCGATCAGCTGCGCGACCTCTGCGGGGGTTGCATCGGGATAACGACCGCGCCGAAAGGCGCGATACACGACCAGGGGACCCTGGAACGTCAGGACATAGCAGGCGCCGCCATTGAAAGGGCGATGCTTGCAGTCCCCACAGATACTCGAATCTTCGCCGGTCTTGATTGCCTTGTGAGGCTCGATATCGCTGCGCAGGATATAGGTCTGAACCATGTTCCCGGTTTTCCGGTTCGAAGACTTGACAATAGCAATGACTGCTATGGGCGCGCCGTCGAGTAGCGAGGGACCACGGTAGATGACATACCCTGTGGGTTTCCTTGTTGTCATGGTGAGTCTCCTTGAAGGGCCGAAACAGACCCAGGCAGCGCGCGCCTGTCACGCACGCGTTGCAGGAGGTGTCTCATCACGCGGGACGCTCACGCGTGCCGCGCTCGAAGGAGGTTTTGACTCACTCACTCTCGCGGAGGGGCGCGCATCCCTGCGCGTCCGACCGCGTGCCTGTGCGAATTGTTAAAAAGCGCGTTCCCCTCGCGTGGACCGCCGATACTGCGCGGGCGCCCGGGCAGGACGTGAGACTCGATCGCCTACTGCATCCTGTTTACTACCTGACTACACCCCAAGCATAGTTGCCCAAGTAGACAACTACAAACCCGGAGATGAAACAGTATGTATTGCCCTTTCGGGCAACTGATCAGCGGCCGCGCCCGGGCCCACGCGCGCGATAGAAGTTGATTAGCTGGACAACTATCCAGACTAACCCTGGGTTGTAATGAAACGCAGCTTGTCCACAGTGTGGATAACCTGTGGATCAGAGAATGGAGGAATCTGTGGATAGCGCCAGGATCACGGGATAAGTTTCCCAATGGGTATTGGTACGCTCCCCCGCGCCCCCACCTCAGCGGCCGCGCCCGGGCCCTTGACGGGCATCGGAACCAGGGAGGGATCCGGGAGGGGGCGACGCGGGGGCGTCAGAGTTAGGACGAGGCTAAGGGCTCGAGCTCGAGGATAGCGGGGGACTATTGAAAGCGCTTTAAATGTTTCCAGTTGTTCTGAATAACACGAAAACTCCCTAGCACGTCCCTATGCCACACACACCCGCAAAAGCGCAGATGTTCGCAGATGTAAAAGTGTCTTGACTTATTGGTGATCAAGGCGTAGCTACTACTATTACTATATATTACAAATATTGATATAGTCTCACGCTAGGGAGTTTTCGTGTTATTGAGGACAAATGCTTACAGAATAGGGGTGAGGCGCGAGGGGTTATAGACCCTTGCGCGAGGGAGGATTACCCTCGCACGCATGACTGTGCCTGCGCTCATCTGGTTGCCCGAGGATGCCCTTGCACTGCGCTGTTCGGTGGAAGAGGTGGGGACCTTGCGCCCGGGCGCCGAAGTGCTCGAGCGTCTGCAAACCGGTCGCGAGGATCAGCAGCTAGCGCGCCGCTATGCGCCCCTTGCCATGGCGCATCTGGCGCGCCTAGCGGCCGCCGACGGCCGATCAGCTGTCAGTGCCTGCATTGCCATCCTCGATCGCGCCTACGGGCCTTCTATGGCCTACCAGAGGGATCCTGAGCGGTCCTCTGCCCCTGCCATGCCGGACTGGCTCACGGAGCAGCGGCTTCGCGACACCTATGCCGGCATGCAATGGCCCGAAAGGGAACGTGAGGGCACGGATGATTGATGCACTGATGTCTGATCAGACAACCATTGACATGTCAATGAAGAGGGCAGGGGAGGGCGCCGGCCGGCTCTCCCCTGCCCTCCCCTCCCCTGCCCTTGGCTGTAGTGCTGCTCTGCTCTCCCTTGTCCTCCCCTGCCCTGCTCGAGCTCGCCCAGTAGCACCTGCCTGGGCAACGCAGCACGCACGAAGGGGGGCACCGAGGCGGCAGGCGGGGGTGGCCTCGCCCGCGCACGATCACCCTGGTGGACGGGATGGAAAATCAGGTATCCCAAGTAGACAACGTAGAAAAATCGGTATCCTAAATAGGCAACCATGACCACCTCTGCCCAGCAAGTGAACCTGCAGGAACTGGTCACTGCCCTGAAGGGCCTGGACGGGGACCACCTCTCGAATGACCTCAGGATGCTGCTGGACGAGGGCCTGCACCACGCGCACCTCCCTTCATCGCTCCACACCTCCGCGGCCGAAGCGTTCCAGCTGGCTTTCGAGGCCTGGGGCGGCATCCCGAGACTCCTGCTCTTCGCCGACCGCTATCCCGGCGCGTTCCTCAAGCTCTACGCGCGCCAGACGGCCCCCACGATTGCCCCGGTGTTGCCCAAGCAGGCGGAGAGCGCGGGACCCCAGGCCGAGTGGCCCGAGTGGCTGACCCATCGAAGACTGGCCTACCAGGAAGCTCCTCCATCCGAACCTGCTGGGGAAACCGATGGAACTGTACTCTCCTAGGCTGGCCTTCATCCCTTTCCACAACCGACCGCAGCGCTGGGCTGTGCTGGTCACCCATCGCAGAGCCGGCAAGACCATCGCCCTCATCAACGACCTGATCCTCGCCGCGCGCACCCCGATCCCGCATCCCGACCCGCAATACGCCTATATCGGCCCAACCTACACCCAAGCCAAGCGTGTCGCGTGGCGATACCTGAAGAACTACTCCCGCCCGTTCTGGACCGCACCCCCCAACGAAAGCGAACTCCGTGTCACGCTCACCAACAACTCCACGATTTATTGCCTCGGGGCCGATAACGCTGATTCACTGCGCGGCATGTATCTCGACGGGGCCGTGGGAGACGAATATGCCCTGTGGAAGCCATCCGTCTTCAGCCAAGTCCTGCGTCCCGCCCTATCCGATCGCAATGGTTGGGGTGTTTTCGCGTCTACTCCGAAGGGAAAGAATCTCTTCCATGAACAGGTCCAGAAGGCTCGTCGCGACCCTGCCCGATATTTCCTTCTGACCCTGCGCGCCGATACTTCCGGCCTCGTCCCTCCCCAGGAGCTCGAGGACCTGCGGCGCGACATGGACGAGGAGGAGTTCGCGCAGGAGTTCATGTGCTCCTTCGATTCGGCCCTGAAGGGCGCCATCTACGCAAGCGAAGTCAACGAGCTTTTTCTTACCGGGCGGGTTTCCCAGCAGGACATTTTCGATCCGCACCTGGACACCCACTTCGTCTACGACCTGGGGTTCACGGATGCCACGGTGCGAATTGCCTACCAGAAACATCAAGGCTCCTTCAGGATCGTCAACGTCTACGCCACCCACGGCAAGGACATCTTTCACCACATCGAGGACATCCGTTCCTTCCACTCTCCCATCGGTACGATCTGGCTCCCGCACGACGCGCGCGCGAAGAACCTGCAAACGGGTCGATCCATCGTCGAGCAGTTCCTCGGCCAGGGCATCACTCCCCGCATGGTCCCGCACCACGCGGTGCATGATGGAATCTCGGCCGTGCGGCGGCTCTTTCCACGCATCACCATCGGCAACCCCCCTGTCGATCCCAAGGACCCGGAGGGGGGCGCGGTCGCGGATGACTTCATCGAGGCCCTGAAGGGTTACCACCGCGAGTGGGACGAGGATAAATTGATGTTTTCGGACCAGCCGGTGCATGACTGGTGCTCCGACTACGCCGATGCGCTGCGATATATGGCCATGGCCGAGGCCCCCGATATTCCCGCCTCCCTCTCATCGGACAATGCCTTACAATCCGCGCGCGATGATGCCTCCCGCGTCTGGGCCCCCCACCTGGGCTATAACCTCGAGACTCTGCATTCGGATAAAGCCCTTTCCATCGTCAGATCCATGCCATGACCTCCACGCTTGCCCTCGTCACGCAGGGTTCGATCGAGAACCCGGCGGACCTGTCGCCCCGGGCATTGTGGGAAATGGAGATCGAGGCCAGCGACAAGGAGCTCGAGAAGTTCCACAAGCGGGGCAAGACGGCCAACGATCGGTTCCTCGATGAGCGGGGCGATGTCAGTGCCGATTCGAAGTGGTTCAACATCTACTACTCGAACACGAACATTCTCGAGTCGGCCTTGTACGCCGATCTCCCCAAGCCCGAAGTCACCCGCCGCTACGACGATTACCGTGACCAGGTTGCCCGAGTAGGTGCCCTGATCCTGCAGCGCACCCTCGAGACGGACCTCAACGATCCGGAGGACCAGTTCGACGCAGTGATGCGTCAGGCAGTGCAGGACAGGCTCATCCCCGGATTGGCCTGCGCGTGGTTGAGGCTCGAAACCGAGACGGAGAATGTGCCAACCCAGGCCGGTGGCGTGCTCACCAACGACGCGCAGGCCACCCAGCCGCATGCCTCGGTTGCCTTTCCAGGCGACGACGGCTTCGACACCCCGTCCTCCTTCGGATCTCCTCCCGAGCCCCTCAAGCGCATCACCGATCAGCGCATCTGCGTGGACTACGTGCATTGGCGCGATTTCCGCTGGTCACCGTGCCGGACGTGGAGTGAACGTCGCTGGGTGGCGCGCAAGACGTACCTGACCAAGCAACAGTTGACTGAGCGGTTCGGCGAGGCGAAGGCGAAGCTCTGTTCTCTCGATTACTCGGTGGTCGAGGCCAAGGACGATGCCCTGGTCGGGCCGTTGACCAAGGAGGTGCTGAAGAAGGCCATCGTCTGGGAGATCTGGGATCGCACCAAGCGCAAGATCCACTGGTATGCGCCGGGGTATCCGCGAGATCTGCTCGACACGCGTGATGACTTCCTGCACCTCACGTCCTTCGAGCCCTGTCCGAAGCCGATGCTGGCGAACATCACGACCACCAGCACGGTTCCCCGGCCAGACTACTACATGATCCAGGACCAGTACACGGAGTTGAACGTCGTTAACGCCCGAATAAGTTTACTGGTCAGTGCATGCAAGGTCGTGGGCGTGTACGACCAGGGTGCGAAGGCAGTGGGCTCGATCCTGCGCGGCGACGAGAACACCATGGTGCCGGTGCCCGACTGGGGCCAGTTCAGCGAGAAGGGCGGCATGAAGGGCGCGGTGGACTGGATCCCGCTCGAGATGGTGGTGGCGGCTCTTCAACGTTTGTACGAGGCGCGCGAAGCCATCAAGGGACAGATCTATGAGCTCACCGGCATCGCCGACATCATCCGTGGCGACTCGAAAGCCAGTGAAACCCTGGGGGCCCAGCAGATCAAGGCTCAGTTTGCGTCCATCCGCATCAAGAAGCTGCAGAACGAGGTGGCCGCGTTCGCCTCGGACATCCTGCGCATCAAGGCCGAGATGTCCGTCAAGCATTACACCCCGGAAACGCTGATCCGGCGCTCCGGGATTGTCTATACGGACAACGGAGAGTTCGTCCCCGAGGCGCTGGTGATGCTGAAGTCCGAAGAGGGCTTCAACTGGCGGGTCGAGGTGCAGGCCGACTCGATGGCGCAGGCCGACTACGAGGCCGAGAAGAAGGACCGCATCGAGTTCATGTCCATGGTGACCGGCTACATGGCCCAGGCCCTGCCGATCGCCGGCCAGATCCCCGAGTTGAAGCCCGTGATGCTCAACATGCTGAAGTGGGGTATCGCATCCTTCAAGGGCGCGGCGGACATCGAGGGCATGATCGACAAGCAGCTTGCGCAACTGGAGGGGAAACCGCCCCCCGAGCCCAAGCCCGATCCGGCCGAGGCCAAGGTCAAGGCCGACATGCAGCGCGATGCCCAGAAGGGCCAGATGGATCAGCAGAAGCTGCAGATGGAGATGGGCATCAAGCAGCAGGAGGCGCAGCTTGAGCAGCAGAAGCAGCAGGCCGAATTGGCCTTCAAGCAGCAGATTGCCCAGATCGATGCGCAGGCCAAGCAGATGGAGCTCCAGTTCAAGGAACGCGAGCTCGAGTTGAAGGCGCAGGAGCAGCAGCAGAACCTGCAGGCCGACATGCAGAAGAACCAGATCGACATGCAGACTCATCAGCAGGTTGCGCAGCAGAAGGTGCAGGATGCGATGGTGCAGTCTGATCTGAGCAGGCAACAGGGTGAACAGGATCTGGAGATGTCCAGGCAGACACACGAGCAGAGCCTCGAGCAAGGCGAGCAGGCGGCTGATGCCAAGGTCCAGCAGATGAAGGCGCAGGCGGCTGCGAAGCCCAAACCCAAGGAGTAAACCATGGTCAGGAAAGCAAAGCGCGACGAAGTAGAGCCCTCGGAGCCCATTGGGGGTGAAGAGCGCCGGGAAGACTACGAGGATCGTCCTGAGCTCGTGGTTGGGCTGGGCAGCAACTACAAAGGCACCGACAAGACGGCGCAAGAGCTTGCCGACGCCTACGGACTGTTGCCTGATGGGACACCGCGCACCGAGCCGGCTCCGGAAGGTCCGTATTGTCCGCCGCTCGCGCCGGGTGATGGTCCGTTTACCACGGAGGGAATTCCGCCGGGTTGCAACGCGCCACTGTCCCAGGAGTGCGTGGACTGGGCCAACGAGAAGTACGGCTATGAGATCGTGACGCCTGTCGAGGAAACACCGGAATGACCGTCCACGAGTGGTACGTCGATTCGTCCGTCCCTTCCGAGGGGGACGGCACGAAGACGTTTCCATTCAAGACGCTTGCACATGCCGGCGAGAAAGCCAGCCGCAATGGCGGTGATGTCAACCATGTCCACCTGAAGGCCGACTCGGTGTTCTATGAGCCGGTGCCGCAGGTCTTGAGCAGCGGGGGCTATGTCGGCTGCTACATGGATTCCTATGGGGCCGGCGCGTTGCCGATCATCGATGTCACGACCGATTGCACCAATGTCCTCGAGTACGATGCCGAGCATGACTGGTATACGGCCATCCTCGGCACGCATGAGCCCAGCGACCAGCCTGACAAGCTGACTATCGGCGCCATTTTCGAGGATGGCGTGCCACTTCCCTTCCAGCTTTATACCGACGACTACGCCAAGCTGCGCGAGAGTCTCGAGGGTGGCGGCTATTCGTATGACTGGAGAGATGGCCGGGCCTTCGTGGTGGCAAGCGAGGAGGTGCAGTCAAGCCTGTTCAAGGGCAAGCCTGATAAACCGCCTGGGAAACCGCCCAAGCCACCCAAGCCCCAGGGCCGCTCCTACCGGGTGGCGACGAGATCGAACGTGATGAGTTGTGCCGCGCCTGGACCCTTCGGGGCAACCGACAGCAGGCTGAATCAGCACTACAAGGGCATCATGTTCATCGGTGCTAAGCGTATTGCCGTTGAATTCGCCACGTCCAAGGGTCTTTTCGAGGGTTGCATTCTGTTCGGCCATGGTGGGCAGCGGTTCGGGGATGCTCCCGAGAACTACTTGGGCAACGGCATCGAGCTCTGCGTGCATGCCGACGATATTGTGATCAGGCGCTGTGGCTTCAGCCAGATCTTCGATTCGGCTGTGACGGCGCAGGCTTATGGCAATGGCCAGTACGTCACCAACGTCACGATCGAGGACAACGACTTCGACTGCTGCGGCTTGGCTGCTGTCGAGCTCTCGATTCAGGCAGGCAACGATGCGCGAGTCGAGCACATCGAGGTCCTGGGCAACCGCATCAAGAGCAACCATGGTTGCTTCGCGCCGGATATCTACGGCGGCAGGTATGCGGGCATCACGGTCATCTTCAACGTCAAGACGGGCACGCTGGACCACATCAAGGTGCTGAACAACGACATCGAGGACATGATCCACAATGCGTTCACGATCACCGAGTGCGGCGAGGATGTGCATGTGGATTTCAACAATGTGCGCCGCTGCGAGACGGGTGTCTTCTTCGGGCCCAATGCCGGCAACCCGACCCATGTTGTCGGCGTGTTCAATACGTTCGAAGACTGCAAGACGGTGTTCCGGATAAATGGGTCCAACGCGGCCGCGCGTGCTGTTTTCAAGAACAGCGTGATGCAAGGCGGCGAGGTGGCCTTCAGCGATGGCTCGCCGGGCAATGTGCAGATCGAACTGATCGACAACACCATGAACGCCACGATAGCGATCGATTCGGCGCGTACCGAGGGCATCACGGGCTTTGGCAACACCTCGATAGGCGAGATCGATCCGAAATTCAGATACCTTTTCGATGAGTAAGCTGCCCGTTGACCCCTACGACCGGACCAAGATTGTCGAGCCGCCCATCGACAACCCGGACCGCGCGCCCCTCGGGGGGACGGGCAAGGATTTCGTTGTCACCCTGACGGATACCACGGAAACGCCGGGCGCGGACAACATGTTCTTGTCCCGGTCGGGCAAGTGGGTGGTGTTCGGCACCACGGAGTTGACCTCGTGGGGCAACATCGTCGGAGACATCACCAATCAGGCCGACCTGATGGCGATGTTCGATACCAAGGCGGACACCTCGGACCTCCATCCGGTTGCCTTTTCGGGCAATTACAACCAACTCATCAACAAGCCGCCTCTGGGCACGGTGAGTCCGATCAACCTGAACGGCTTGTCGAGCTACGTCCTGCACGGCGACGGCTTCTGGCGCATCCCCACGGATGTCAACGCGACCTGGGGCAACATCAACGGGGACATCAACGCGCAAACCGACCTGATGGCGCTGCTGAACGCCAAGGCACCGAGTTTGAGCCCGGTGTTCACGGGCACGCCTAGGGCGCCGACGCCTTCTGTCGATGACAACTCGGACAGGATCGCCACGACCGGCTGGTTCTTCGGGCAGGCCTTCAACGGCACGCCGCAGATGGACGGTGTGGCCTCTTCAGGCGATTCCACCCTGTGGGCGCGCGGCAATCACCGCCATCCCACCGACACGACCAAAATTGATGATGCGCCGAACGATGGGTCGCAATACGCGCGGCAGAGCCAAGCCTGGACCATCGTGGCAGCGACGGGCGGAGGCGGAGGCGGCGGACGGAGCTTCTATTTCGCCACCAGCGATGCCTCCGACATTGCCACCTACTACACGTTGCTGCCGATGCCCAGCCAGGGGACGGAACGCACGCTGACGGCACCCTGTACCGGCACGAGTGATTTCCTTCTCGGGTCGTTCATCACGGACCCGGGTGTCCCCGGTCCCCTGAACGTGGAGGCGGGGTCGGTGTCGCGGCGCATCTATGCCGCGACCTCGGCGGGGGTGGCGCGGCTGCATTTGCGTGTCTACATCCGTAATGCGGCGGGCGTGGAGACGCTGATCCGCGACGAGTTCAGCAATAGCTTCGTCAACTCGTCAGCAGGGTTGCAGGAGTGGCTTGCCACGGTCGCGGCAGCGGGTGTCTTGCTGCCGACCGATCGGGTGGTTGCCAAGCTCTATGCCCAGCGTGTCTCCGGCGCAGCGTCGATCACGGTGACGGCCTACTTCGAGGGCACGTCGCATGCCTCGTATGTCCAGACCACGTTTTCGGGCCTGGGGACGATGGCGAGCAACGACTTCACGGTGGACGATGCCATGCCGTCCGCCCCGATCATCGGGGACCGCTGGGTCAAGCCATCGACCGGCGAGGAGATGGTCCGCATCCCTACTGTGGCCGGGCCTGATACGTGGCTGAACCCGGCAGCGGCGTCGGCGCTGCCCCTGCCCCTGAGCGTGGCCAATGGGGGCACGAGTGGCACGACGATAGCAACGGCATTGACTGGTCTGGGTATTCCGAATCACAACCTGTTGGCTGTTTCCCTGACGGGTGCAGCCACAGTTAGTGCAACTCCGCTTAATTGGGCCGTCTTGAATTTGAATAAGCCCGCATCTGGGTATAGTTCTGTTCTCTACGGCAAGACGAATGCCCAGTTTCGATGGGGATTGCATCTCGGAAATAACGCTGCAGAATCTGGAAGCAATGTCGGAAGCGATTTTATCGTTGATCGATTTAATGATGCCGGGTCATATGTTGATTCACCTCTCAAGATCGACCGAGGTACGGGGGTGGTGTCATTTCAGAATCCAGCCAGTTTCAATAGTAGCTTTAATGCTACTGGCACGACTTTACTCAACGGCACGTTAATCGTTCAGTCCAATATTGAACTGGGTGGGAATGCTTCGGGCGCTGTACCTTTTATAGATTTCCACAGTGCCGCTGCCGGAGTCACCGACTATGATGGCCGCATCATCTGTAGTGGGGGTGGTCCTTTGGCCGGTCAGGGGGCGATGAGTTATGGGGCTAACACGCATACCTTTATAGGCAATATCTATAGCGATAACCCGCTTGAGCTTACCAACGACAGTGTAGCGTTGAGACTGCGCGCTACCAACACCTGGACGAAGGGGTTGCGCTGTGGTGGATCAGGTGCCTTGGAAATCGTCAATCACGCTAATTCCGCGGTTAATACTTGGATAACTGATACTGGGCGTGTTTTTACAAATGAAGGTTATGCCTGTCGGTCGGGAATGAGCGGAAGTCATGGAGGCAACTGCTTCAACATCTATTGGGATGGTGTGGCGAAGCTGTGGGTTGATGCTACTTATGTTGGTCAGTTTTCTTTTGTCTCGGATGAGCGGGTCAAACATCGCATCGAGCCAATGCCGTTGCTTAATGAAGAGGCTTTTGCTGCTATCGAGCCGATTCGTTTTCACTGGGCTGATATCAGTATTTTCAAGGATGATGGTCGGCCTCATTGGGGTTTTAGTGCCCAGAATATCGAGAAGGCTTTGCCAGAGGCTTTGTTGGGGGATACTTCCGAGTTGACAAAGGATGGTGATCCTCAGCCCGCCAGTATCGATGACCGGGCGATCTTGGCGCAGACCGTGCTCCAGGTGCAGGACCTGATCCGGCGCATCAAGGCTTTGGAGAAAGCCTAATGGCTTCTGCCTTCCCCTTCCCCGTCTCCCCCTATGTGGGTCAGATTGTCACGCTTGATTCAGGCCAGCAGATGATCTGGACCGGTTACTCCTGGGAGATGGCTTCCTCGGCGCCGTGGTCGGGTGGGGGTTGGACGATGGTATCGGGGCTGGTAGAGGCTGAGATTCTTGCCATGCCAAGTCCGATTGGCAAGGGCTGGGTTTTGCTGAACTACGTCTGAGGAAAACAGATGTCTGCCACTCTGACTTGGTTTAGCAGCGGTCTTGGCACCAAGACTGGGACGACGGCTGCAACCCTGATTACTGATCTTGTAGCGCTCTTTGCCACCAAGGCAGCGGATGCCAATTTCTCATGGGTGGTAGCGAGCAGCAGTACCGTTGGCCCTCTCTATATCGTGCTCAAGCGCAAGGACGGCTCGGCCGGACGG